ATGTCCGAAAAAGAGTCCATCACCACCCTCCTCACCTTGCTCGATGCACGGCAGGCGCGCCTCGCGGCGGCCTGCAAAGAGATCGCCGACTGGGTCGATCATCAGGGCGGCCATCCGACAGCCCTGCGTATCCGTGACCGGCTGAACGACATCGAAAAAGACACTCCGCTGATCCGCAGCACCTTGTCGACGCTCAAACCCATCGAGCGGCCACTGCCACGGTTCAGATGAGGATCCGATAGCCGGGTTCTACAAGCCGAACTGGCGGTTGAGCGACGACGCATCAGTTGCTCGCCGGCTGCCGGTTGGCCGGGTGTGCTTTTTCCGGAGGCAGAACCCCCTTGGTCGTGTGGGGTCAAAACTTTACACGTCACCAAGGAGATCTTTGATGGTCATTCATTTCAAAGTCGACGGACACCTGGCTTGCGGCCACAAGGGCAGCAACCTCTCCTCCAGCAGCGAACTCAACCGCGTGAAGTGCCGCAGCTGCCGTAACACCGAAGCCTACAAAACCGCCCGTAAAGACCAGCGCAATGCCTCCCGCCGGGCAGCCCGTCGGCCAGGTAGTGCATCTCATGCCGGCGATTGGCGCTCGGAATGGATCGAACGCCTGAGCGCGATGACCGGTCTGCAACGTTTGCCGCGCGGTTTCGCCGGGCAGACTTTTGTCTAGACAAAAAAATGGGCCGATCTGATCGGCCCATTGTTTTTTAGTTGTTACCCTGAAGTTTCTTCACTTTCTCCAGCGCCCGGTTGGTCAGGTCGATGCACTTCTGTTTATTACCGTCTTTCTGCGCCTTCTCTGCGTCTTTGCGGTCTTGTTGGATATCACCCAGTGCGGGTTGACCCAAAACCGGGGTCTGGCGCAAGTCATGCAGTTTCTGCAGGTTCACAGTGCACAAGTCGTCTGCGGCGAACAACGGTGCCGCCACCACAAAAGCGGCGATAAACAGTACGAATCGCTTCATGAGAAACTCCACCTGTGTGTACTTGGGAGTTTCACTATAGTTGCAGAAATCAAACCGCGTCAGGAATCACCGGGTGCCGGTTACAGGGAAAAAACCAACGTGCCAACCGACCAGCAGGACCGTTTTGCGCTGAAAGCGCTGATCGAAAAATACCTGGAGGGCAAAGCTCCTGATTACCAGCGCCTGCTCGAAATCGTTGAACAGCCATCACGGCAGATCCCGATCAGAGGCGTGCTTGAAGCCATTCGATGCCTCAACAGCGTGCAGTTCAGCCAACAGGAGCTTCGGCTGATCGACGATCCTCTGTACAGGTACGGCTGACGGTCATGCTCTGCCGATCACCGGCGGGGCAATCCAATAGGTTAAAGGTTGCAGCTGTACTGGTATTCGATGGGAAAAAACAGTGTATCGACCACCAAGGAAAACGGCGCATCGATCAGTAAAAAAGGCAACAGCTTGCCTTTCGAAGTCCCCAACAGCCACCAGTCAAACCGCACACCAATGTAAGGGCAGCGGTGCTTGTCGTAATCCATCCGCATCGCGGTGGCCATGCAGCCACTCAGACAGATAACCAAAGCCAGCAAAATCGCGCTTCGAAACAAGTAATGTCCTTATTAAATTTACTCTCCCGCCCTTCGCATAGTGATGACTGGAGCAGCAATTCTTCCCGATTAGAAAATACTTTACATTATTTTTTATTCGTAAGCTTTTGATAAATATAAAAATAGCCGGAGTCCATTACGAACATGGAGTAACTTCGAATTCAAGCCAACCGGGCTCCCACGGCAATCAATCGAGGACGTCGTGGAGCGGAAGCTCGCCCACAGTAGACCCGGGAAAACACCTGCCCGACTCAGAGCCTGTCATTGGATCAACTCAAAATGAGAGAGGCGGTAGCGAATCACAAGCTGCCGATCAAATCCAAGGCTGAGGGAACGGGGTGACTACCTGCTCCGATCACTTCCTCTCTCCAAATCCGCGACCAAGAAAGCAGCAAATGGTAATCTTGGCGCCGATCCTCCCCCTTGTCGGAAATGTACATGACGACCGAAAGAATTGTTTTTGCCAACATCCTTCGAGGTGTCGGCGCGATAGCCGTGCTGGTATCCCATTACATCGGCATTTTTTGGGTAATGCATCCAGGCATTTCCGACCTCATGAAAGTACCGGCCATATCCAACTTTCCAAGTTTAGAATTCCCACTATCCATACTATCGGAATACTGCATAGTTTTCGGACAATTCGGCGTAGGTGTATTCTTTATAGTAAGCGGACTTGTAATTCCATTCTCCCTGAGAAGCGACACAAAACTTGGCTTTTTATATCGCCGCGCTATACGCATCTACCCCGTTTACATCGCCGGGTTCTGCATCGTAATGCTTTCACTTTACTTTCTCTCACTTTATGTGCACAGACCTTTCTTGTTTCCAGTTAAGGACATGCTCGCACACTTTGGCGTAATCACTCGGGCCCCGCTAGGGGTAACTCGAATAGACGGAATCAGCTGGACATTGGAAGTAGAGATCTATTTCTATCTAGTTATGTGCGTATTGGGCACCACAATTTTAAATTTTGACATTAAAAAATACATCGTAGCAGCCTTAGCGATTGCCGCCGCCTCAACCGTCACGCTCAAGACTCAGGGCTACCTCGTTGGCGTCCAGGTTGCCGCAGGGTTGTTGCTCCTGTTAGGAACCGCCTATTTCTCCCTGCTGAACAAAAAAATAACTAAAAACGAATTCTGGACTCTCCAGATGACAGTATTTGCATTAATCCTGATCCTCCTATTGGGAGTAGCAGAGCCAGCAAACTATATAAACCAATGGACCATTGGCTACATTCTCGCGATGGCAGTATTTTATATCTGCTTCATTTTTCGAAACAGCATCAAAGAAAACAGATTACTCTCCCATTTCTCCGACATCAGTTACCCACTCTATGTAGTTCACGCATTATTTGGCTACGCCATCATGTATGTTCTAGTGGATTGTGGATTCGGACCATACTCCTCGATAGTGACAGCAACAGTTTGCGCCTACCTGGCAGCACTTCTTATACACGCTTTTGTTGAGAGGCCCTCTATGATATGGATCAAACGGAGTCGGGTCAGGAGTAAAGTACTGCAAAACGCTTAGATCGTTACGTGAGCACGCCATTCGTCATACTCGCAGGCGAGTTTTTGATTGTTGGTAAACCTGCTATTAGGCCACCACCTCCATGTAACTTCGATAACTGAGCCGGCCTACACCCGGCTCAGTGAGGACATGATTGCACGCAGAATGCACCGTCCATCACTGCCACGAGCTAACACTAAACCCGATGAAGCATCATGACCCTGTTCACTTCATCTTTGACGGCCACGATCGTCATGCTGACCATGGTTTTGGTGGGAGCCTATTCGATGAAGGAGCCGTTCTGAGCACTGGTGTCTGGCTGGCTGTCGTCTTCTACTGCAGCTGCAGGGCTGGCGGCCGTTGGCGCCATGGCCAACCTGATTGGTGGCGGACTGATGGTTAACACTTACGGTGCGATTCATGATGCAACCGGCAGCTATGCATTGGCGCTATTGCCGCTGGCAATGCTCTGCACATTGGCCGGCGTCATGGTTCTGGTGCTCGGTCGCAAGCGTCAGCGCGAACAGGGTGAACTGGCAGTCAGCGTCAAATAGAGGCTGCCTTACCTGAAGACGATGCCCATTTCCCCTTGGTGGAACATGGGCATCGTTGTATTCGCACAGCAAAAAGAGAACTCATCCTGGTTCGTCTCGACGCGGTCTCTTACAAGCGGGAGGGAAACTGGCTGCCCTCACCTCCATGAGGGTAATGGCCAAAATGCCCTGCAGCCAAGGTGACTCAGGCGCAAGGCTGACGCCCTCGACCGACATGGCACGGACGGTGATCGATCACATGGGGCTGCCCTGCTGGATCTACTCACGGCCTGGGTACCGCAAGAGCAAACGCACTTTGATGCTCTGCGACAATCCCGTCTCACTTTACGGCTTCTAACTCGTTGCCAGCGGGGGTCCCGTTTGCGGGCTTGAAGCCAAGGCTGCGCATCAGCTCACGGGCAGTCTCGAAAAAGGTCGTCCTTAATGCTGTCGGCGGCCTCTTCCGTCAATCGACTCGCAGGCCCGGAAATGACCAGCGCGCCCATCAACTCTTGCTGAGCGCCATGAATTGGCAGTGCAATGGAAGCGGCATGGGGATCCGTTGCGCCGCGCGAGTAGTAGGGTTTTTCCAGCGCGATGCCTACCGGGAACGGTGCACGCAACGCCTGAGCGCCTGCCGCTTCGTCCATCGGACGCATATCACCTGGTTGCAGGTTGAGTCGCAGGCGATGTGAGGAGCTCACCCGGTATTAGCACATCCGATAGGCGCCGTGGCGAACGTAAAATGATGCAGTTTCCCCGGACTGTTCAGAAAGATATTGAAGCCTCGGCATCACATGACGCTCAAGATCCAGGGCTTCCTGGTAAACAGCATCAAGCCTCATGACTTCGCTGGCCAACTGGTAACGGCCATCGGCCATCGGCCATCGGCCATCCGGTTGATCAACCCATGATTTTCCAGCGAAACCACCAAGCGCATGACCGTGCTTTTAATCAGCCCGGTACGCTCAACCAGTTCCACCAGGCTCAATGCCGTATCGCCAACCTGGAAAGCCGTGAGCACGGTCAAGACCGGTCAGCCGAAGCCACACCATTTACCGCTGGACGCGGCCGCGCATTTGCAATCAGAAAAAGACCTCATCTGTTGGGCCCGTTATACAAATCATTGTCAGGCCGGAAATTTGATTATCCGCCAAGGGCGGTGTCCTCGCCATCGTTGTGGCGATCAACTCATTCCAGGCAACTTGAACAGACCCCGCGATGCACTCCGGGCAATCGACAAGAACGAAGGGTTCATTTGGCAGTACTCCCCGCAACGCACTACGGATACCGGGAGACGCGAATTCGCCGACCGGGTTTCGATTGCGCTGGGCACACTCGACACGCCCTTCATGCCTCAAAAGCAAAAACACAGTTATGCCGACTTCGCCGTCCACCGCAACACCTGCCCTCTGGCCGACTGATTGCTATTGGCCAATAGTTGCCGCGCATTAACCGATATACAGGATCACCAAAAGGAACTAGCCTCGCATTGAAACGTCTGTTTGAATTGCGGAGCAACGCCTGTCAACAAAAAGCCAAGGGCGCAGGCTGATAACAACACAAAAATGGAGTGCGCGATGCGCAGGACTGACCAACTTTTTTCCTACTGGTGGAATACATCGGGGCCGTGGGTAGAAGAACCCAATGTACGCAGGAGCGGCACAAGCGGTGTGCAGCGGGTGATGCATAACGGTGCGACCGTCTACGTTAAGCGCCAGACGGGGCATTTGTTTCGCAGCCTGAGATATCCTCTGGGACGACCCACCACTTTGCGCGAAGGTCGCGCGCTGACAAAGTTACTCCAGCTTGGCGTCAACGCCCCTCAACCGGTCTTCTACGGCGCGCAAAAAATCAAAGGGGTCTGGCACGGCATTCTGGTCACCAAGGATCTAAACGGGTTCCAGGATTTGGAATCATGGTACAGCCAAGGTGCAAAAAACCTCTTCACTCCAACGCAGCTCGACAATGTACTTGAACGACTTGCTTCGTTAATGGCACGAATGCATCTCGGCCGCTGGCAACATGGCTGCATGCGCTCCAAACACATTTTCATCAAAGTTAATCATTCGTCGAGCGGTCCCGAGTTCGATCTTGCGCTGCTCGATCTCGAGAAATCCCACGGGCGCGTAAGCTTATTGCGGGCAGCGCGGCACGACATTCTGCAACTCAGGCGCCATTCCAATTGGAGCGAACCGGAGTGGCAGCATTTTCTTCATCATTATGAAAAGCATCTGGGCCGACAGATAATCACGCAGGGGCGTGGTTGACAGCCCAAGTCTTTTAATTGCGAATCAAATCAGCGATTAGGCGCAATCGAGTGGCGACATCATGCATACCGAAGATCAACTTGGGCATACGACCAAGCAGTACATTCGGAATCGGAAAGGCAAGAAAGTGATGCCAACAAAGTCAGTTGCGGCTCGTCGCTAAAATTACGACCCGGAAACAAACAAGGGTTTGCATCGGCTTTCGCCCGCAAACCCTTGATTTTAGATGGTGCCCGAAGCCGGAATCGAACCGGCACGCCCTTACGAGCGGGGGATTTTAAGTCCGACACTTTTTCCTTTAAAAACAATATCTTAAATCTAATACCGCTACGCATTCAGATGTAAATGGCACCCTTGAAAGCCTTAATCTTCAAGCACCGTAAAAATTTTGCGGTGCAGATTTTTGCACTTCATATATCTTCTTTGGCGTTCTGCCAGTTCATAATCAACACCACTGCTAAGCTGGGCTCAATCACGGAGGAACGCCCATGCCAAATTCCGATCTGCTACCTTCCCTGCTCTTCAAGATCAATGAAAACCAGCTCGCTCTTGAGGCGGCCATTATGGAGCTGACGAACTGGGTCGAGCAGCACGGGTCGGCCGACGTAGCTGAGAACGTGCGCGGCGCACTCTGGACGATCGACAAAAACGAGGAGTTCATCAAACTGACCCTGGCGGTTTTGATGGCTCCCGACTGACAGCTCGTCGCCTTTCCCTCGCCCACCTGTCGCGCCTCGATTACTGTACATGCATACAGCACTTGTACAGCGAACCCGCTCCATGAATTTCGACCAAGCCAAATCTCTTCGGCTCCAGCGATGGCGCACGACCCTTGACGACCAGGACTTCCGAATGCAAAACCCTGAGGGTCACAGGGGAGCTCTTCATGAAATGGCTGCGGCGCTGCGCGCTGAAGGGCTGATCGACCAGCTTGAGCAGTTCGACATGAACGAAATGGCAGACGCTGCCTACTGGCACGCGGTCGAGGAACTGCAGAACGCGCCAGGCCACTATCGCGGGGCCTCGATCTATGACGTCGTGCAGATCGACAACGGGGAGTTGCTGGGCACAATCAGTCGCACGATCTTCCACTTCGCAAGCACCGAACCGCGCAGCGCATCATCGTCCTATGACGGCAAGGTTTACTCGGGCCCGGAAGGGATACACCTCAATCTGGGGATTTCCCGGAATGTCGGCACGATCACAGGGCTGATTCTGGAGATGCACGGGCGGCGGTACCAGTTGATCGAGACGCAACGGATGATCCGCGGCGTTTGTCACGATCCCCTCGATGACCCGGACACGTACCGAGCGCTGGTTGATGCGGCTCAGATTGCCCAGGAAGATCGGGATCTGCACGCCTTTGAAAAGGTGCGTCCTCACATCGAGTCGGCCGCCTTCTGCATGTGCCCCACCTGCCTGGATCGCTTTGGGGTACGTGACGAATGTTCGACCTGTGCCGGAAAAGGATTTGTGACGAAGACGCCACCAGCGGGTCTACGCTGAAAGCTCACGCGAGGATCTGGCAATGTGCGGACGGCTCACCCAGTACAGCGGCATTCACGATTTCGTGGCAGCGCTCAGCATGCCCAACGCCCTGGTCAACTCGACCGGCGTGCAACCGCTCGAGCGCTACAACGCCGCGCCGACAGCGCAGCTCGCCCTCTTCCACCAGGAAGGACAATTCCTGCACGCCGACATGGTTCGCTGGGGATGGCGCCCACACTGGGCGAAGGATCGCGCCGCGCCGATCAACGCTCGAGTGGAGAAAGTCGCCCACGGCCCGTTCTTCCGCGCCATCTGGCCCCACCGGGCGATCATCGCCATCAACAGCTGGTTCGAGTGGGTCGACGAAGGCGGGCCGAAGAAACAGCCCTACTTGATCCGGCACCGGGATGGCTCGCCGATTCTCTGTGCTGCCATCGGCCAATACCCGAATCAGGAACACGAACCAAGCGAGCACGACGGCTTCGTGATCATCACAGCCGATAGCGCCGGGGGCATGGTCGATATCCACGACCGGCGGCCGGTGGCACTGTCACCGGAGCTGGCTCGGGAATGGCTGGACCCGGCCACGCCGAAAGAGCGCGCCGAGCAAATGGTGCTGCACCAGGGCGAGCCGACAGAGGTGTTCGAGTGGTACAAGGTTGACCGGGCCGTAGGGAACGTCCGGAATCAAGGCCACGACCTGATCAAGCCGATCGAATGACTCAAACCTGCGTCAGCGTTTTCAGGCGCTCGACCAGGGCGGCTTCGAAAATGATGTACAGCCTTTCAGCATCTCCGGAACGCAACGCCCCGCCGGTTTCCAGCCCCAGCACGAAGCCATCCGCCCGCGCGCCCGCCTTCACCGCGATGATCATCGAATCAGCCCGGACAATCTGCGCCAGCAGCCGATCCGCCTCCCGCTGCATCTTTTCGCTCAGCACTACACCTTCCACGTCAGCCACCTTTACCTTCACCGTGACATCCAATACATCAACGCAACCACAACCGTGACCCACACGAGGGTTATCAAAAAAGAAAGCCCAAAGAGCCGCTTGTCCATGCATTCCTCGAAAGCAGTTGAACCAGAATGATGGTTCACAGTTAGCCACCCTGCAAGGATGCCTCTAAGTCAGCAATTCTGGAAACTATGGGAGGTTTTTTTGCAAGAGTGCGGGCGCCGGATGGTGATGATGAACCAATTGACAACCATGGAAATCGAAAGTCTTCAGCGTGAGGTATTGTGTCAAGTCGTCGGCGTGGGGATTTGCCAGAGCGATTTTGCGCTATATTCGTTCGATTTTTATTAATAGCAGATCGGGCCGTATTTAATACAGCTCAAGGATGAGTGACTTTGAAAGCTTTTGCGATACCTCTAATCCTGTTCTGCCTCTGCGCCCAGGCAGATGAGCTACCAATTGATGGCCCAATGTTTGATGAGGCCCAGTACTCCATAGTTCGCAACAGCGCGGATGGTTCAGTGAGGACAGTCATCATTAGGCGGGTGGGACCCTACTTCACTACCTTTATCAAGCAACAATATGACTGCAGCAGATTACAATATCGTTACCTTGGAACAGGCAGAACTGCCGAAAAGATCACCGAAGAGCCGGCGGATACCCCATGGTTCACTGTTCGTCAGGGCGACTGGCATGAATTCGTAAGGGATCGAACCTGTCTGACAAATGCAGAAGCATCAGCGTCCCAGTGACTTCCAATCAGCCGCGAGCCTAGTTATCTCTCAGCGATGAATAAGATTGCTCGCAGGTCATTCCGCGGGCATGGCTTTGATCAGCAAACTCTGCCAAAGCGCCCGCTCGCTGATCAGCGCGCTTGAGCACGTCGGCAAGCACCATGACGGCGGCGCTTGCTGCTGAGCTTGCGGCGGAAGTGCAGGAATGGCTGGTGCTTTGACTTGCTGCAATCCGAGTGGCGAGTCTGTCAGCTGTGAGCTGCAGGCGGATACGAGCAGTGCGCTCAGAAGCAGCATCAGCGGTGATTTCATCGATCTTGCGTTGGCCATCTTGGATTGCCTTCCCAATTGAATGTTGATAGGCCTGCTCCTTGGCACGCGCTGCGGCTTCATTTGAAGCCCGCGCTTTGGCGTCCAGTGCGTCGCGTTCGCTCCACCTGCTTTCCCATTCGGAGTTCTTCACCGATAGTCCGTGCTGATACGCACCAATCAGTGCGCCGCTTACCAGCATTAGCGCGCCAAGGACTTTCCACGCGGAGGAGATCACGCCAGCACCTTCAGCGCTTTTGCGTAGAGCGCCGCGCGCTCAGCGGCTCCGTTCGGCACCCGCCCCCGCCGGCCGGTGTTGATGATGCTGCCGATGTTCGCGTTATCGCCGGCATCAGCCAGGGTGTTCAAGCCATTGGTTCCCCAGAACCAGGCCGCCGACATCGCGGCATGCTGCGGCAGCTCGAGCAGTTCCGGGTGGCTGATCAGGTCCAGGCCCAGGGCTTCGCCACACGCGGCGTAGTTCGCCCGGCCGGTGACCTGGATCAGCCCGCGGCCGCGGTACTTGAAGCCGTCGCCGGCGACGGTATTGCCCAGGTCTTTGCGCCCCTCATAACCGCGCTGGGCGGCGGTCGGCCCCCAGATCTCGCGCACATAGACCAGCTGGCCGGATTCGTGGCCAATCTGGGCGATGAACGCCGCAACGCGCTTGTTGCCGACAATCTGGTACCGCTGCATCGCCGTGTTCAGGGCGGGTACAAAAACGCCGGCTTTGGCGCCGGCGTTCGGGAGGATCTGCAGCAGCTGCTGCTGAGTGATGGGCATTGGTGTTCTCCAGGCAAAAAAAAATCCCGCTCGTCGCCGGGTGTTCGGCTTCGTGCTTGTGTCAGATTTCGTCGTCGGCTCGCGCCATGGGCGACGCTTCGATATCCGGGATGGCCGGTTCTCCTGGCCACGCCGGCTGGGTTGGCCATGCGGCCTGGCTGGTCACCTTGCCCAGCGCGAACTTGTAGGCTTTCCAGGCTTTCAAGCTGACCAGCAGCGCGGCCTGTTCGGTCTCATCAGCCTCTGTTGCCTCGCCCGCGTCGATGCCATAACCCAGCGTGTCGACGCGATCCTGAATACGCAGGATCTGCGCGTTGGCCGACGCGTTTTTGCTGGCCAGAACACCCTTCATCTGCGTGAGCTGCACCGCGGCAGCGGTGGCCGCCTTCATCTGTGCCGTGACCAACTGGCTCCAATCGATGGCGCCAACGACCTGCTGAAACTCCGGCATCGCACGCGGTGCAGCCGGTTCCCCTTCCAACGGGAGCGGCGCCGGAAACTGCACTGCGCCATCCGGAACATTCAGCAGCGGTACCGGGAAAGCCTGCTCTGGGCTGTAATTCGCGGGAATTGGCAGCAGCAGCGTCACCACCAGCTGCCCATCCACGCGCTCAACGTCGGCGTCAAACCACGGGGAGTTGATCGCCTGGCGCGGCAGTGTGTCGCCCTGGCCCACTTGCGAAAAATCAAAAGCCTGGCCATTGACGGTGAGCACGTCACCGGCAACCACCACGGCCAGCGCCTCATCGTTTCGAACGGACGTCAGTTTAATGATCATTAGAACCACCTCCCGATGGCCAAACAGTTCAGGATAATGGTGACCGAGGTGCTGGTCGGCGAGATGATGAAAATAGCCCCGAACTGGAGGGTTGTCGGGTCGGAAGCAACAGTGTTCCAGCACAGGCCCGAAGAGCTCTGCACCACAACCTCGGTCGTCGGCAGCCCGACAAATGTTGCGGCGAATGCGCCAGGGTTCACCACGGTGCTGTAGAACACGGAGCCGGCCGGACTGCCGATCGCCACCCCACCGAGCGAAACGCGCTTGTAGCAAATTTGCGTGCCATCGGCGTAGCGGATGTAGGAGCCGGCAGCGTTGGTGCCGGATTCCATGACCGCACCGGTGGCAACGCCCCCGGACTGCGAAACGGCGCCAACCATTCCCGCACCGAAAAGCTTCTGAGCAGTGCCGGTGGAGTTTCCTGTGCCGCCCAGGGCGACTGGCAGTGCAGCCGGCAGGGCCTGAGGCGAACCGGTGGCCCCGAACGCGGCATAGAGTTCGTCGATATTCGACTGAGTCTTGGTGAAGGCACTGCGCGGCGTATCGCCGCCCGCCCCTGTAGGCACAGTGCCAAGGTTGACCGTCTGTTTGGACATTCAAGTCTCCAGAAAAAAGCCCCCGCATTGGAGGGCTCTGAAAAAGTCAGTGCATCACTGATATGGAAAAGGAAGCCCAGCTGTGCGGATCACCAGGGCGGTAGGCCTGAGATCTGGAATGTTCCTGAAGGCATTGCCGGCCGGCACGCTCCCATCACCCGCCGCGGGTGTTGTGCCAATGGTTGTTGCCCCAGCAGCCCCAAACATGAAGGTTATTCCACCGTTTCTTCCGTAGACCCCCTCTGCAACCGACACCGTATAGCCTGGTGAGGCGCTGCCGTTCAGGCATATCGCTGCGCGCGACCAGGGCAAATGCGCGGCGTACTCTTCGCCGCCCAGGGCGATGTCGACTCTGCTGTCCAGTGCTGGTGAGTAACCCGGCGCTACCATGCCGCGACGTTGCACGTTGTATCCACCCGCATAGGTATAGGGGTACCAGGCGCTTTGATTACCGCCGTTGGGCGCAGGCTTGCCAGGCGCGCTCACCGCGGCGATGACATTCAAGGGAGGCTGGAGGGAATTGAAACTGATCCTTCCATCCTCCAGAAAGGTCTTCAAGTAAGGACTCCCGGCGATGTTGTTGGCCATCAGGTCAAAGCAGTAGTACCTGGTGTTTTCATCGGCGTTCATATAGATGAACGTCATGCTGTTGCCAGTGCGAGAAACGCCATTCAGGCAACCGGGCCCGGTAATGAACACAATCGGTGATTGAGCATTCGTCACCGTGAACCCATAGGCCGGGTCGCCACGCGGTGGAGTCCCCGCTTCAGGCGCCCAGTTCGCGCCATTGCTGGGATCGAGTTGAGCGGATCTCAGGAAATACCGCGCCCAGTTTTCGAGGTACGCCAAATTTCCGCTCTTCACCAAGCCGTAACAGATTTTTGTGGTGTCAAAGAGAAGTTCTCCATTCTCCTTGGTCACAAGTAGTCGAGCTGCCATCAGTAATATCCGTAATAAATCTGACAGTTGGCAGAGAAGTAGCCCCAACCGTTCGTGTTGTAGGAGTAGGCCCAGGAAAGGGTCGTGCCGGACAGCGAGACACCTGGCTGCTTCCCCTTCTCACGCTGCAGGTCTACCAGCGGCACAACGATGTAGAACATGGTCTTGCCCGCCGGCGGCGATGGAATCGCGACAGAGCCATTGACCCCACCGGTCACCACGCTGCCAACCATCTGGCTTATTTTCATCGTCATATCCACCAGCACGACGCCGGCGGAGGTTTTCAGGGTCAGACCGGTCATATCAGAGGCTCATATCGATGCCCACCACGCCGTTTGGGTGATAGAACTTGATGGATGTGTTGCTGATCTGGAGGCGACCGGCACCATTGCTTCCGTTCATCTCCCAGGCGCCCGTGCGCGGCAACATCCAACCCTGAGTGCCAGGGATGTAGTCCGTCGACTGAAGCGCACCACCGATCTTCGCGTTGGTGATCGTGCCGTCCTGGATGAAGGCCGAATTCATGAACACCTGCCCGCCCTGCACCGCGAACGGAACAGACACAGCGCCGCCGGCAATCGAATTGACGATGGCAAAGCGGTCGGCCGCGACCAGGAACTGGCTCTGCAACCCGGCGCCAGTGTTCTCGATGCCCATGCCAATGCCGGCGGCGACGTACTGTCCGCCTGCCGTGACCTGCATCTTGACCGACCACATCGTCGAGGCCTTGCCATCCAGCGTGGCAACAGCCTGGCTGGTGGTCTGCACCGCGGCACTGGTTTGATTGACATCCGCCTGAACGGTGTCGATTCGCTTGGCCGTGGCAATGCCGTCCTCAAACCGCGCCGACTGCTCGGACCACACCCCGGCGTAGACCTGATCTGAACCCGCATACCCGCCTGTGTCGCCCGCCAGCGATGGATTCACCTGCACGTATACGCCGTCGAGCTTGATTGCCTGTGCGGTCAGTTGGTCGCCTTGATGCTCGATATCCAGAGTGTTTTTCGAGACCTGCCCGGCCAGCGTATTTGCTTCTTGAATCGCCTGGCCGATGTCCTCCCAGTAGGTGAGATTTGGTGGCGATGTGTTGATTGGCACAGCCTGCAAAGCCAGATACAGGCGCCGGCCAACTCTCACCGTCTCCCCTTTCAGGTAGGTCGACGACGGGTTGTACTCCTGCGCAGCGGCGATGTTGTCGATCTGTTCCTGGAGCCCGGGAATCTTGTCGATCTCGTCGAGGATGTCCTGGCCGAGTTCCGTGCGCCCGATTTCGCCGACGATCATTTCAAGAATATCGGCAGGATTCGAACTCGATTGCCCTTGCACGCCGATACCGATCGGATACCACGGCCCGATGTTGCCGATCTTGTCGACGAGCCGGCCCCAGAAGTAGAAGGTCACGCCGGCTTTCAGCCCGAGCATGGAGAAATTGTTTTGCGGGTAAGCCAGGTCGGTCAGCTTAGTGGCGGCCGCCAGACTGGTGGTCGGGCCGTACCAGATTTCCGTGCGCTGGCTGTCTTCGGCGCCAGCGGGGAACCCCCATTTCAGGTAGATGCCGAACAGCAGCGGCGTTGCCGTCAGGAAGCTGAGCGCCGGCGGCAGGCCCTGCTTGCCTTTCAGGGTGGTCAGGATCGAATTGCGCCACTGCGAGGTGATGTCGAATGCACTCACCGCCCGCACGCGGGCCACGTAGTCACCCGCATAGATGCCGACCACGTCCACGTTGGTCATGCCGGTGCGCTGGACCTTGATCCAGTTGCCGCTGTCCTTGCGCCATTCCACGTCATAGCCAACCGCGCCGTTTACGGCGGGCCAGCTGATGGTCATCGTGGCCACGGCCAGGCCTTGCACCACCGAAGACGTCGACCCGAGCGTGACACTGGCCGGCGCGGGAACTACGGTGATCGGGATCACGCTGATTGGCCGCTCCTCGAGGCGCGCGCCGGTGTCGATGCTGGCGAACTTACTCGGCTCGAACTGCAGCGCGCTGATCTCGTAGTCGCACTCGGTTGTGCGCCTGGTGCGCAGCACGCGATACAGCGGGATTGCCAGGTCGTCCGCATCGAGCGCCCACTGCAATTGCGCCGTAGGTGGCTCACTGTAGGCAACGGTGACTGTCACGGCCCGGCCACTCACGCTCTGCACCGTGCGGCCTTCCGCCCGGCCGCCCGGCAGGTTGATGATCAGCCGATCACCGGCCTTGGCCTGGGTGTCCCGGTCGAGCGTGACCACGCGGCCAGCCGCCGCCGAGATGCGCCCGCCAAGCTCCCGCCCGGCCAGCAGCGAGTCAGCCACTGGAATGATGTGGCCGGGCAGCGGAATCACGCCCTCCATGCCGGTCTTGAAAGACACGGTGCGGTCCTGGTTGTTGCTGAGGATCGCCCATTTGCCGCGGCGCTGGGCCTCTGAGGCGCGTGTGCAGGCAATGGCGCTCAGCTCGGTCGGCCGATCGCCGTAGCGGCGCTGCAGGTCCAGGTCGGCAAACGGAATGACGTCGGTGTCGTAGTTGTTCGCCGGATTGTCGTAGCTCACCAGCGCCCGGGTGTAACGGGTCTTCGCAGAGGCACTGCCGTACGAAAACTTGCCATCGATGACGTTGGCCCGGGTGAACACGTAGTCGAAGTCTTGCGCGCGCGGCATGTCGGCCTGCATCACCAACTGCCCCTGCGCCCAGTAGGTCATGCCCCGGTAAATCGCCGAGATATCGCGCAGCAGTGACCAGGCGTCGGCCTTGCCTTGCAGGTTCATGTCGCAGAGGAAGCGCGGTTCGGTACCGCCCAGTCCGTTCGGCACCAGCTGATCGCAGTACTGGGCGATCCGGTACAGCTCCCACTTGTCGACCATGAACGGTTTGATGCGTTTGCCCAGGCCGAAACGCTCCTCGGTGCAGATACCGTAGGTGATCCACGCCGGGTTATTGGTCCAGGCCGACTTCATGCTGCCGTCCCACGTCCCGTTGTAGACGCGGGTGACCGGATCGTAGTTGCTCGGCACCATCCAGCGCCGGCCCTTGCACTTTACGGTCACGGCCGGAATGTTGGTGAATTGCTCGGCGTCGAACTCGATGTACAGCAGCGCGGTGTTCGGATAGCGCAGTTTCGCGTCGATCACTTCGGTGTAACCGGCCACCAGCATGGTGTCGGCAACCTTGTTGCTGTTCTGGTTCGGCGTCAAGCGGCGCACGCGGATCTGCCAACCAGTGGAGGCGGTCGGCAGATCGATACGGCGCGAACGCTCGTAGCGCGTCGTGGTCTTGCCATCGACGGCATCCACCAGCACCTGCTGATACGCGCCGCCGTCGGTGGCCACGTCGATGCCGTACTCGATGCGGTATCCGCCGACGTTGCCCTGGTCATCCGCACGTTGCAGCGCTGGCCAGGCCAAGCGCATGCGCACCGCCGACAGCTGGGTGTTGGTGATCGAGCGCACCCAAGGCGTATCGCTGCGCAGTTCGATGTTCAGCGACGTCTCGTTCTCCACGGACGGAATGCCGGGAATATAGGTCTGATCCACGGAACCCGGGCGCCAATCCCATTTCACGTTCGGGAAGTTGTAGTTGCCGCTGGCGTCGCGGATTGGCGTGTTGTCCAGGTAGATGCTGTAGTCGGTCGGGACCTCGTCGAACTCACCCTCACCCACGGCGATCAGCAGCTTTGCCAGGTTGGTTGAGCGCAGGCTGTCGCTGGCTTCGACGGGCGACTTCGGCTTGCTGCTGCCACCTTTCTCGCCGTGGATCTCGATCTGTTGTGCTGCGCCCATGCTTTCCTCCAGGCATAAAAAAACCGCCTCTCGGGCGGTCAGTGTGCTGCAGTGGTGCCTACACTTTGTCTTCAGCCAGAACCGAGGCCGAGATGATCATCCCGCCCCACCGGCGTTCGCCGATGCAGATCGGTACCGGGTTGCCGCTGGCCGTGGTGTTCTTGGCGCTACCGAAGGCGTAGGACGGTGAGTTTTCAGGGGAAGCGCTTTGCTTCAGGCCTGAGGCTTGGGGGCTCAGCATTTGGATCACGCCGCCGGCAGTCATTGCAATACCAGCCGAGAACAGAGATGGACCAGCGCCACCAGCAAAAAAGGATGCAGCAATCAGAACAACGCCGATGATTGTTTGAAGTAGACCAGCGCGCTTGCTTCCTGAAATCACCGGAACAATTCGAATTTCCTGCGCGCCCCCGAGTGCAAAATCTTTTTCACCCACATTTTTCCGATTTCGGAAAATCGCGAATCGCATACCGCGCCGATCCAGATCCTTGATAGCCCCTTCAAACCCGTCGATTGTGCATTTCAATGCCTGGAACGCTTCGCCAACCGATTTACTGCCAAGCTCTCGGTAATGCACGCGTCCGAATATTCTTGCCAGCGGCCCAGATAGGAGGATGGTGGTCATTGATGGTTTAGAAATTGCCGCGGCCGCCATGGGTTATCTCCTGACGAAAAAAAACCGCCTATTGGCGGTTTTGATTAAAATTGCTTCGTTTACAGGCACTCGCGAACTGCTGTCTCAAGTGCCGCGCGGCCCCACATTTTGGACCACGGCATTCGCTGGTACAGCGCGACTTTGCTGCCTGATCCGGCGCTGGAAACTTCAAGCACCTCATCGGTCATCATGTCAGTCGCTACAACCAGCCGATAGCCGTTCTCTGTCTCAGACATGGTCGAAGTCGAGCGCTGCTCCTGCCACTTCGGGAAAACGCACAGAGCGTACTTCTTGGCTGATTTACTGGTGGATGCGCTGACGGTCGGATCGTTCTTCTTCACATCCCCGGGGGACGAGCATCCCGCCAACAGCGCTACTGCCAACGCTCCTACGAACAATTTCATGCAGGTCACTCCTGTGGAAATGGCCCACGATATCACCGGGCGTCCTTGTGGCGCAGCATCAGGCGCGTGCGCTCGAGCCATGGCCCGCCGAAAACGATGACCTCGGAAGGTCTGCCGTACAGGTGGTGCAGCAGGAACGGCCCGGGGCCGAAGGTCGCTGCGTCCTCGCCGGGCAGCGCCGGATTGGCGCCGAGAAAGACCCCGGCATGATTCGGGTATACCGTGCGCCCTACTTCCATCACGATCAAGTCGCCGCGCTGCGACTGATCGACGCGGTAAAAGCCGGCGGCCTCGTAGTTCGCCTCGTACAGACTGGTGTTTTCCTTGCTCTCCCACCAGCCATCTGCGCGCTTGAAGGCTTCGAATTCCAGCCCCCATTCGCGCTTGTACCAGTCGGCGCAGACCTGCCAGCAGTCCCAGGCGCCGTGCACGAAAGGCCGCTTCAGCAGCGGCACATCGCCGGCCGGCGTGACCGTGCGCAAGTCGCCCTCCGGCCAGCTCAGGATGTGCCAGGGCAGCGCGGTGGCCTCGCACATAGCCAAATCACGCGGCGAAGGCCGGCTGGTGGCGTCCGGATGCGAATGAACCACGCCGATCACCTCGCCGATGTCTTCCGCCGCGGCGTACTCCTCCGGGTCGATACGAAATTCCTCGTTCGGCTCGATGGAGACATTGCGGCAAGGGAAGTACTGCTGCCTGCGTCCCACGGCCAGCAGCAGGCCGCAGCACTCTTTCGGATACTCGGCTGCCGCGTGGGCCTGGATCGCGCTCAAGATGTGCTTCCGCATCGTCAGCTCCTTGCAATCAGGGAGACGGCCGGGAAGCCGCCGAAGGGCAGCGGGTTTCCCTCGCCGAAGCGCGGGATGCAGCCCTTGCCCAGCGTGGCATCGCACTCATCCAGTTCCGGGTTGTCGGTAACGACGCCGTCCTTGGTCACGTACGGCCCGGTGTAGCCGCAGTTCGGCCCGCGGTAGCCGCCGGTGAGGCACCAGTGACACAGCGTTGTGGCCTGCCGGCCGATGGACTCGCCGCCGACGTCGCCCGGGCTGGCCAGCTCCCAGCTCACGTTCTCGCCGTCCTCATTCGTCTTCTGGTCGATGTACCAGACTTCGATCGTCTCCTGGGTCGGGTCTGCCGTAGGGTTGCCGCTCGGGAAGTTCTCTGCGTCGAGGTAGGTGCCCAGCGTGTGCCGCATTGTCAGCTTGAACTCGAGCAGATCCTCGAATGCCAGGCACAACGCCGTGATGCGCCCATTGACGTTGCCCACCGACAGAGTTGGCCGCACGGCCGTACCGTCTCCGTTCGCCTCGATGCCGTCAATCTGCATCGGCCAGGCGCTGTACTCCTGGCCCTGCCAGTAGATCGGCTTCGCCGGCAGCTGGTCGGCATCGGCGCCGGCGGCGATCAGCTCGGCCGGCGTGTGCGGTATCGCATGCCCGTGGAAGCGCAGAACGTCCGCACCGTAGTCCGTGCCGTCCAATTCGAAGAGCAGCACTTCGCTGCCAGGCTGGAGAACCTGGATGTCACTGATCAGCGGCATCATTGCCCCTTATGGAAGAAAGGATTGGGTAAAAGTGGTGGTCAGGGTGTACCAGCCAGCGCCTTTCGGCGTGATCGACGGCGCAGTGCCGCGATAGAAGGAAAGCTCCCCCAGCGGCGGCGTCCAGAAAAACGACTTGTACCCGGCGTGACGATCAAGAAACGCCTTGATTTCCAACGCAACCGCCTCACGAACGACGAACGTTAGAGGCCAGGAATCGACCCGATTATTCGGGCCATCCCCCACTACCTGTTCGTATCCATTGCCGAATTTCGATGATCGATTTCGGTATTCCGGCGTGCTGGTGGACTCGATCATCGGGCACCATTCAAACGTTTCAACGGCCATTCACAAGCCTCCAGATTTGTCCGCCGGGTTGGGTTTCCTTGGCGATTTCCTGCTGGGCACCACGCCGCGCGACATCCGCATAGGCTTGGCCAAGGGCCTGAGAGTCTTGCTGCGAAGTACCGGAACCAGCGCTATCTACTTGGAACGACTGATTGATGACGACTTGACCCGCGGCTGCCGGTGCAGCGGAGGAGCCCCCGGACAAGCCGACATAACCACCGTCCGCATAACCGCGCTTGTTCAGCCGGACCAGGTAGTCCTTCATTCCTGGCTGATCGACGACCTCTTTGCGGATAACAACCTCGCCGCCATGCACGATGCCGGCAGGCTCGTATTTGCCGCCTGGGCCGGTGTAACCGCCATCATCAAAACCATATTGCGCGGTGTAGCCCGCGGCGGTACTGCCCATCGACGCCGGCGCGGCACCACCGCCAAAAGCGCCACTAATGGCAGCTCCAGCAGCGCTACCGGCAATGCTGGTGAATACGTTTGACGCAGCTGACTGGAAGGCCATCTTGGCCACCATTTTGGCGAAACTGGTTGCGACATCGCCGAAGGTTTTATCAGCACCAAACGCCCAATCCACGGCGGCATCGGTCAACCCGTCATACAGCGACGTGAATGCCGACTTCGCCTGCCCGGCAACATCCCGGGCCTGGTTGAGGTAATTGTCGAACGCGGATGAGGCTCCCAGCTGCCAGTCGCTGCGCGCAGCGTCTTCGTCCTCGTAGTACTTCGTCTGCATCGCCAGACGCTGGTCGAGCGCCGATTTGAGCGAATGCGTTTCCTTGTCGTACAGCTCGGTGCTGAACTGGTCCTTGTTGCTTTTGTTGTAGTCCGAGGTCAGCTTGTCCATCTGCGACTGGTAGGACTGCTGAATGTAGCGCTGCTCCTGCAGGCGCTTGCGCTGCTCATCGCCCAGGCCGATGCCGGCCAGGTTGTTGTCCAGGCCCTGCTGCGCGCTGGAAAGCTGGCTTTTCAGGTTCTCATCGAACGCCGCGAGCTTACGGCGGGTTTCCAGCCCCTTTTCGCGCAATGTGTTCTCGGTTTCGAGTGCCGCATTGCGCTTGAGCTGGGCGGTGATCAGTTCCTGGTTGGCCAGCAGTGACTGCTGTTCGGCGGTAAGGGTTTTCTTGGCCTTGATGTCGGCGAGCTGCTGCTCCCACTCGACCAGCTTTTTCGCATTGGCGCCGAGCATCTGGCTTGCGGCCGACTGATCGCCGATCAGTGCGCTTTGCTGCTGAAGAACCGCGTATTGCTGTTTCGCCTGGTCGAGCGCCTTGATGCCTGCGTCTTCCTGATACTTCGGCGTCTTGGCGGCCTTCGGGTCCTTGTATTTTTCGTTGATGGCGGCGATGTCTTTCGCCTGCTGCTCAGCGGAGATCAGCAGGGAATTGTCGCCTTTGGCCTTGGCCTGAGTGACCCGGCGTTCTACCAGCAGACGGTAATCCGCCAGCTCGCGCTCCCGCTTTACCGAGTTGCTTTCGGTTTCCTTGCGCAGCTTGTCGAGCCGCACCTGGTCCTCCAGCGCCTGCTGCTGTTGCTGCTGCTGGTACCCCTTCGATGCGGCGCGGCGATCCTGCTCGGCCTTGAGCACCAGCTTCTCGGTCTTCTCGCGCTCAAGCGCTTCGGTGCGATAGCTGTCATCGGGTGTCAGATTGCTGAACGGATCCGCCGGCTGGCCCCTGGCGTTGCGTTTGCTGCGCAGGGCTGCGCTGTCCGCGATAGCATTGAGTTGTTCATCCAGCTTGGCAATCTGCTGATCAAGCGTTTCCTCACGCCCGACGTTCAGCGCCGCATCCCATGCCCCCTTAGCGGCGCTCTTCACCGCCCCCCAGCTTGCTTCAAGGTAGCCCAGGGTCTGCTTGATTGAGGTGGATGTGCGATTCAGCCCGTCCTCATAAGCCGCCGTCGCGGCTGCCGCGGCTTCCTGCGTTTTCCCCTGCTCCTGCAACGACCGGATATTTTCGTAGGTGGTCGCAGTCAGGAAATTCATCGACTCATTGAGCTTCAGAATCTCGCCCACTGGGTCCTTGGCGATTTTTTCGAAATTTTCCACCGTTTTACTAGCGGCAATTCCCGTCGCCGATTCGTACTTGATCACCGCCTCGGAAATCGACTCGAACGCCGCCACCGGAATCTTGGTGGTGGCTGCGAGCTGCGCGAGTACTTCGGACGCTTTGCCGACGGTTCCGCCAGCGCCCGAGACTTGGCGTGCCATGCTGGCCAAATTATTGGCCGTGGTGCCGGCAGTATTCCCCGTCATTGCCAGCGACGCGTTGAAAGCTGTTGCCTCGTCCGATCCTTGCTTGTAAGCCAGGGCCAGTACTGCGGCAGCAGCCGCGGCGACCGTGAGGGGATTCACCAATCCGATCACATACCCGCCCAGCGCCCTGGCTGCTGGGGCAATGCCGCCGAACATATCTTTCAGCTGCCCACCCTGCTGCAAGGCCACCATGGTTATGGGCTGGCCAGCGGCAATCGACGTAAAAATATCAGTGAACTGCGCCGGAACACCGCGCAGATTCGCCGCGTATTGCTTGGCCGTCTGGCCATTCTTGGCCATGACTCGGTCGACCTTCTCGACCGCGTCGCGCTGTTCCTTCAGCTTATTCAGGTACAGCGTGAAATCGGCATTATCCAGCCGGCCAGCAGCACGGTGCGCGCGCAGCTGCTCTTCCATTTTATCCAGGCGACCATAGGCCCCGATCACCGGGTCAATCTGGCCCACCAACTTGTCGAGCTGCCCAGCCTGGTAGGCCGCCTCCTTGGTGGCGGACTTCAGTGCACGCTGGGCACGGTCCATGCCTTTCTCAAAGCCGCCGGTGTTGGCCACTAGATCGACCGTCAGTTGGCCAAGCGAATCAACAGCCATAAATCACCTCTTGACCGACTGCAGCAGTGCTAACAGATCCTGCGGCGTAGCCTCTTTTGGCGCCGGCTTTTGCTCACGATCAGGAAGGAAGTCGTCGAAGGTCGCCTTCCCGCCGTGCACGTTGTTGAGCACCGTCGCCAGCATTGCGAAACCATGCTCGAGGCGAATGCCCAGATTCAGCGATCCGGCCTTGCGGGCGTATCGCATCCAGTTCATCGCCTCGACATAGGTCAGGTTTCTTTTGGCTTCCGCGATCGTGCGGCCGCCGATCCCCGCGAGGACGAGCTCGTGCCAGAACTCTTCCTCGGGCTCGATTTTTTTTCCAGAGCGCCCTCCCTCATCTGGTTGACTTCGCCAATGGCCGAGAGCAGCACGATAGCCAGTTCAGCGCACAGCGGGCCGTGACCGGTTTCAGGCCCGCCGACAACATCAGCGACTGTGAATACAGGCTTGTCATCCTTGTCGACGATGCACGACGCGATGCGTTGCGCAGTGATGTCCACGCCCCGGTCTTGCGCCTCCCAGCGCTCGGTGACAGAGATATACGACTCATGGGCCACGTAGACCGTGGCTTTCTGCAGGACACCGCCCGAGTGCCATTGGATTTCCTTCTTCACCGACGGCGCGGCGAATGCGCCAGCGGCTGCCAGCGCTGCGATACTCAGATCCATGGGAATTCCTTAAACAGAAGTTTTGGCGATCAGCTCGATCTCGCCCGATACCTGAATACCGACGTTGGATTTCACGACATCGCCGAGCCCGAACGTGAACGGGAACGCGTTCATGTAGCCCTCGAAGGTGAGCCAGGTCCGGGTATTCGGGAGTTCGAAATCGACGCTGTCGTTGACCAGGGCGCGGGCCGATGCACCGGTGCCCGAGCCGCCGGTGAGAGCAACAGTAGGGACGGTGGTGTAACCGCCGCCCGGGTTGGTAATGGTGAAACCGGTGACTTTGCCGTCGGCAATCTGGGCGGTAGCAGTCGCCCCGGTACCGCCACCGCCCGTGATGGCAACGGTTGGGGCCGTGGTGTAACCCGTACCCGCCGAGTTCAGCACGATGCCCGCCAGCGTACCTTCAGCTCCTACCAGGGGCTGAATACCGGTTTCGGTGTCGAAGTTGTAGCCGTCCGACCAGCCCACGACCCATTTCAATTTTGTGCCCGCTTTTTTCAGCTGGTGCAGCCGCAAATGAGCAGGGTTTTTCGGGTCAATGTTAAGGCCGAACGACGCTGAACCAGGCTCGGCCAAACCCGCTTCGTATTCGCGTGCCTTGGATTTGGTGCAGGTGACGTCCATCTGGGCAATTGCAGTGTCAATCCCGTCAAGCGAGGTGAAGCAACCGACGTCAATGACGCTGTTGTTAGCCGGATCGAGCGCGAAAAGCTCCGTGCCCTGGGTGTTAATAGTCAATTTGGTACTCCTCGATTTCCTGTGAAATCACTGTTTGACGGGCATAAAAAAACCCGCCGGAGCGGGTCTTTCGTTCTGGTGCGATCTACTGGCTGACAAGCCAGGCGACGTCGAAACCTTTTCTGTAGTTGTGCGTGTCCTTGTCCCGATCATCGACGCCGAAACCGGTGACGTATGCACGCTTGGCGATCGCTCGGCGCAGCGCTCCCACGACCGCTTCAGCGGCCGATGCGGTATCGGCGTACACATCCACCTGCAGGCCGTAGCGGTCCGTGTCCGGAACACCGTTGACGTAGTTGATCGGCGAGCCACTGACCACCTGCCAGACCGCGTACGGCTTGGGTGTTCCTTCGGGGGCATCTCCGTGCGGGTAAAGCCGCGTCGGGCCGACGCCGAGCAGCGCCGTGACCGCTGGTGAGGACGCACAGACGGTGAAAATGGGTGCGGTCATCAGCTCACCCCCAGCTTGATCAGTTGATACTTGGCCGAACTCAAGAACTCCTTGAACACTGCCTCGCGGTTGTTCGCCAGCGCCGGCCGGAGGAATGGTTTTGCCCGGTTCTTCTCGGTGCCGAGCTCCACCCACCACCAGTAGAAAGTGTTGCCGCCCTTCTGCCCGCGTTTACGCATACGCACGCCCACGGAAATGATCACGGCGCCGAGTTCTTCGCCCAGCGCCTTTCGTTCGATCATGGCCAGGTTGGCCGGGATGAAGTTGGCTGTTTCCGGATCGTCGATTCGCGCCGCGCGATCCTTCGCATCGAGCAGAACGATGTCCATCGCGTCCTTGGCTGCCGGCAACACCACCTTGCGGCGCATTTCTTGGGTCAAGCCTTTGAATCTGGCGGACAACTCGTCGGCGCCTTTGAGGTTGAACCGGACGATGTCACCCATCGTTCACCCCCGTTTTGGTCAGGATTGTGAGGTATTCCAAACCCGACTCCGGATCAGGCAACGGCTCGCCCTCGATGCTGTACACCTTCCCACGATGAATGATCCGCATAGTTGGAAGCAGGCCGGGCCAATGGCGAATCACAAACCTGCAGGTGGCTTGGGATTGCGCAGCTTGCGCGGCGAACAAGTCCCTGGAGCTCAATGGTTCAACCTCAGCAGGCACCCTTTCACGAACTGGCCGCCAACCCGGGATCATTTCGCCATTATTCGGATCCTGTACCAGGGCCCTTTCTTCAAAGTCGATCCGGTGCCGCAAGCGACCTGCTCTCATGGCCTAATCTCGACTGTTTCAGGGCCTGATAAATTACGGGACGACCACAACAGTGACTCAACGCCCAATGGAAGCTGCTCACCCTTGGCACCGATCTCGACTGCCCCCCGATTCGCGAACGAATGCTCAATGAGCAGAAGCAACGCAGCTTTGAATGAGGCAGGAAAGTCACCAACCTCAACCAGTTTGTCGTTGTCGCAGTACCAGAGCGCCCAAGCCAGCGCAGATTCCGCATAGAGGGTGATCAGGTCATCCTCGTCCTCGAAATCTACGCGCAGGTGCTTCCGCATCAGCTCAATTGAAAGCAGATCGGAAACGGCGATTGTCATTTTTTACCGCCTGCCTTTTTGGTTGGTTCAGCGGCTGGCTCTGGCTCTGCTTCCACCACTTCTGCCAATTCCATACCGATCAATGCCTCGGCCCATTCGTCCTTGATTTCGCGGACTTCAAACTGGTCAAAGCTACCAGCGTGATAGTGCGAAAACTGCCGTAACGCGCGAATTTTGGTCATATCAATCTTCCGGGGCAGTTGCCTGCCCCGGCCCTGTGCTTATGGGGTTGGTACGGTGAAAGTGCCCCTGATGATCGCGGTCGGACGGTAATGAGTAACCGCCAGACGCTCCTCGCAGAGGATGGTCAGCATGTTTTTCACGAAGTTATCGCGATCCTGGTTGCTGATCTCAATGGTTGCATCCATCCGATCCCAGATCTGCGAGGCCAGGTCGAAGCCACCCACGGTGAAGGTGCCTTGGGCTTGAGCCTTGGTCGCAACCACCGGCAGGCCCCACATCACCTTGGCAGCAAATGCTGCTGGGCCGCCGAAGATGTAGCGACCCTCGGCATCCTTCAGCAGCGCAATTGCATGCCAGTCGCGTGGATTGAGGATCAGGCCGGAAGCTTCGAACTCAGACTCGCTGGTCTGAAAGATCGCGTGTGCGATTTGATCGGCACGGGTGTCACCGGTCGCGTTGAGAGCGGTGTCGTATGCAGTTGCGACCTTGTTCAAGCCAATCAGGTTGTCGCCGGTGCCATCGCCGTTAAGCAACTGACCTTCTTCAACCAGATCCAGGCCAAACAGCAAACGACCATTCACGTAGGACTCGAGCATCGGCGCATCATCCATGATCTGGCGCGACGCCTGAATCCAATGAGCGATGGTTTTGACGTTTGCAGTTTCCTTGGTGAAGGTCAGTTGCGACTCTGGCTTGAGGGCACCCTCGGCGACCGGCGCTGCGCTGTTGGTGAACACGTTTTCGCGCACGTACTCGATGGCGTTCGACGACGTGCGGCCCTGGGCGAGCAAATCGCGAATGGTCAGACGACGCAGACCTGGCATCAGGATGCCGGGGTTTTGCTGTGGCTGAACCAGAGCTCCCGCCGAGGCCGAGCCCGAGCCGAGCGCCTTGCTGAAGCTTTTGACGTCAACCTTGCCGGAGGTGGAGCCGTTCCAGTTTTTCTTCAGGTCTTCGGCTGCGCGTTCGGCAAACGACTTTTTGGTTTCTGGATTATCCAGGCCACCGCCAGCCATCTTCGACTCCAGGTCGAACAGGCGGGTACCGGCGGTTTTCAGTTCCTCCTGGACGGTTTGCAGGTCGCCCTGAAGTTTCTTGCTGATTTCGCCCGTGCTGGTGATTTCTTTTTTCTGCGCATCGAACAATTCGGTCATGTTCTTCTGCGCGTCTTCAATTGCCTTTTGGATTTGTGCCAATTCGGACATGGGTCAGTTTCCTACAGATGGGAAGGACTTGATGCGCTCGATGAGCGCGTTGATTTCGCCACCTTCGGAATCGCTCCGAACTGCGGACTTGAACCGGGCGATGAGGCCCAGCGCTTGCGACTTCGAAAGCCCGGCCGAATCCCTCAGCCAATGCTCGACGTCGCGAATGGTGGTGATCGACCCCAGGCTTTTCATGGATTCGATCGTCGCCTGCTCGTTGGCAGGAAACGTACAGATGCTGATTTCACGCAGGGCCTGCACATTCTTGAATGCGCGTCCGGTGTCGATCAGATCGAAGTCATCTTTGAAAACGGTAAAGCCGACCGACATGCCTTCGACGGTTTTGTGCTCCATGGCGGCCCGCAGATCCGTCGATACCGACAGGCCCGGGGTCAACTCGCCTCGAGTGAGCAACCCTTTGCTGTCCTCCTCCAGCGTCAGCCATTTACCGACTGGGAGCTCCCAGGTGCGGTGATTGAAGAACATGCCGACTTGCCGACTTTGCGTAGAGAGCGCCTTTTTGAAGGCGCCCGGCAGAATGATGTCGCCATCGCTATCGACTACACCGAACACGCTGGCATAGCCCTCGAACGTGCCTGCCTTTCCTGCGGAGTCGAACTTGATCTCGACCTGATCGAAGGCCAAGGTCTTTTGAATATTGGACATTGGGTAGCTCCAGAAAAACTAAATCCCGCGAGGTGCGGGGTTCGTTTGTCCAAGTTGGGTAAGGGGTACGTTCTGCGACTGACACGTCGCGACATTACCGCCAGGCACAGAGGGCAAATTGTCCAAGCGCCTGAGTTCGTCACGGGTTCGAAGCCCCTTGTCGGCCATGATCCCCATGAATGCCGCTCTCGCGGCCGAGTCACCGCGTAGGAGCCCGTCGAGGTTGTGCTCGGCGTGAATCCGGCCGACGTCTGCAGCTTTCACCAGCCACCGCTGAATGCAGCCCTCCCAAATCTTCAGGTAGGGATCGAGGGTGTACTGGAGAAAACCGATGTTCTGCTGCTCGATTCCTGACCCCCAACTGGTGGACTTTTCGACGTCGCCCACCAGATGGGGTGGAACGCCGAAGAAACGGGCCAGTTCGCCAACCTGAAACTTGCGGGCCGCCATCGTTTCAGCGTCCTGCGGGCTCACACCGATAGCCTGAGTGGTAAAACCGGCCTCCAAGATCCAAAGCCGTTTTTTGACTGGGCCGCCGGCGATCTCCTTGAAGTTTGCCTCCACCTGATCGCGCTGGACTTTGCTCAATGTCTTGCCTTCGCCCGTCATCAGGATCTGGGGAGACTTGGCACCGTTCGCGTAGAAATCGCGCTGCTGATCTTCCATCGCGACGGCTACACCCGCCGTTTTCGCTGCGAAAGCGATCGGAGAAAGCCCAACCAGGCCGTTAAATCCGAACCCTTTCAGGTGGAAAATCTCGGATTGTTTAAAGTCCGCGTACTCGCTATCCCGGCGGTACCGATAAACGATCCGCTTACCCTCAAGTCTCACGTCCATATTCACCGACATCAGCGGTACCAGGCTGATGATGTCGCCCACACTGTTGCGTTCGATCAGCGCATAAGCGTTGCCGTAATAGCAAAGCTGCATGGTCATCGCGACACGGAAGTCGAATGCGGTCATAAATTGGTTCGGCGCGTAGCGCAGCAATCGCGCCAACGGGTTATCAAGGCCGACTTTGGTTCGGTCGTCGCCTTTGGTCTCGAAAACGTCCAGCGGCAGGCAAGCCGACACACTGGAGATCAGGCGAACGCAGGCGAACACCGTGGATATCTGGAGAGATCGTTCGTCGTTGACGACTGAGTCGCCCACCGTGCCTGAAGCCGACACTGGGCCGGTCTGTGATCCTTGGTTGGGCGATACCAGCCGTCCGCCGACGAAAAAGCTCGCCATGCGCGCCCAGAATGGACTGCGAGTGCGCAGGTCGATGCTGTAGTCGGTATCTGCCATTACATGCTCATTGGTCGATTGAGGAAGTCATCAAGGTTCACGGTGTCCACGTGGGCACCTGCTACACCTATCGCCATAAGGAGTGCGGTCATGTCATCGATCTTGTCGGCTGAACGCTTTTTATCGGGCGCCATGTTCATGTTGTCGTCCCGCCTGGCGATCAGGTTCGATGCGCACCAGTTGAGGATCATGTCCCCGCCGTGAGCAAAGGCGCCGGCGATGTAAGCTCGCTCCAGAACCTGCATAGCTGGGTGGTAGGACTTCGGCCCCTGAACGAATTCAATCATCGGCAGCTCGGCCGCCACCAGTCGGTTGACCAAGTCACTGGCGTTCCACTTGTCGTAGCCGATCGCCTGGACGTTGAAACGCGCGCAGACAGACTTCACGTCCGCCTCGATCACCGCGTAATCCGTTACATCGCCTTCAGTTTGTTTGAGCAGGCCCGATTCGACCCAGGACGCGTACGGCACAGTGCCGCGCTCGGTTCGAAAAGCCACCGAACTCTCTGGCGCCCAGCGCCACCCGTAGGTGTACAGCACACCTTCCACGTCCCAGACGAGACGAAATGACGTGAGGTCTGTCGTTGACGCAAGGTCCAAGCCGCCCCAGCAGGGATATGCCGAAAGCCAGTCAAGATCTACCTCACCGGAGCAGCGTTGCCACTTGTTAAGGTCAATCCAACCATCAGCCGTCGACGCCGGCCGGTTCAGCCGCTTGATGCGAAACTCAGCCATCTTCGACGGCATTTGCTTCGCCTCGACCGCTTCCTTGCGAATCGCCGCCATCAAGTGCGGGTTCACATCCATCAGCGGGTTGGCTTTGATCCAGCAGCTTTCGTCGAACTCGTTATCGGCTTTGATTCCGAGGCTCTTGTCCTCGTCATCCACGGCATAGAACACCACCAAGTAGTGATCCGCTGTTGTGCCAAACAACCCCGACAGCAGCTTCTTCGCGAACATCCTGATTTCTGCCCACGGTCCCGGGTTGGTGTACCCCTCGGTGGTGGTGAACAGCCAAAGCGGATTGCCCCGGGCGCCGGCCGCGGACTGCAATACGTTCAGTAGGTCCGCGGTCTTGTGTGCATGAATTTCATCAAGCCCCGTATGCGAGGGGTTCAGACCGTCTTGAGTGGACGCCTTGGCGTGGATCGGCTTGAAACTCGCACCGGTTTCAGCGCGACTGATCGACTTTGCCCAAACCTCGAGACCGAAGTACTCCCGCAGGTCGGCGTTCTTCTCGACCATGCGTTTGGCAGCATTGAAAATGATCGCAGCTTGGCCGAATGTCGTGGCCGCACTAACAATCTGTGCCCCCTCCTCCGGCTCGCAACACTCGCAGTACAGAAGAATTGCTGAAGACAGAGTACTTTTCGCATTCTTCCGCGCTACCGCGAACAGCGCCGAGGTGAATCGGCGAGGATGAAATTTCCCATCATCGCCCCACCCTTCGGTGTACACCGCTTCGCGCTTGCGGAAACCGAACAGCTGTACCACAAAGAAAATGTGCGACGAATGCATGACGATCGTCGGCTTTTCCCATTTGCCCTCTACGTGGTGCAGTTTTTCGATGAAGTCGCAGGGGTCATTCGCGTGCCAAGGGTCAAAAAGGAAGGGGCAATCCTTCTTTTTGGCCCGTTTCAGGTCATCCAGAAAGCGCTGCGCGGCCTGACGAATCAGCTTTCCGTGCTTTTTACGCTTCTTATCGGCAACCGCAGCCTTGGCGTAGTCGGTCGCGATTTTTACGAAATCACGCATTCCCACCCCAATTCCCAGGTGATTCAGTTATTTGGCTGCTCGCTTTCTGCCGTTACCAGCGAAGACGTTGCCCTTTGATTCGGACCCTCCCGAAGAAACCTTCCGGCGACTCGCCGGGGTCATGCCGAACTCAGAAAAAAGAGCCTTCAATGCTGTTGTCTCGGCCGCGGTTGCCTCCATGTCGGCCTTGGCTTTTTTCCGAAAGCACTGCCATGCGTGGCAAAGCTGCTCGAGTGAATACAGGTCGACAACCTGGAGAACCTTGGCGCTCACAAGCTGCCGGCCGAGACTTCGCCACATTTCTGCACCGTCTGCATTGAGGTGCTGGGGCGGGTCGGGAAAATCTTCGATGAGATCAAATTCCGGCGCGTCTTTCTCCTCGCGATCCGGGCGATCAGTACCGGCCAGAACCTTGAGGTGCGGGGCCGTCGGCTTCCGTCCTCTGGTCATTTGTCACCCTTATATTTTCAAATCCTAATTTTGACGGCGCGAATAAAGCCTTCGGGCGCGGTCGGGAAGCAAAAAGGCCCATACTTCTGACCCACCCCTTGGGGCTGTGACGTGCCACAACGGGGAGTTGGCGTGCCTCAAGCCACCCGAAGCACGTGATTGGCGTGCCTCAAAGCCTGCCAGCAACGCCTCTCGCGTTGCCGAAACCGCCGTCCTCTGTGGCTGTTTTCCTGCTGTGGTGCGGGCGGCAGAGCCCTTGCCAGTTGGCCCGATCCCAGAACAGAACCATGTCGCCTCTGTGCGGGACGACGTGGTCAACCTCGGTCGCAGCGCCCACTCTCCCCTCCTGCTGACAGTGGACGCATAGCGGATGCTTGGCCAGGTAGCCCTTGCTCGCCTTCTGCCAGCGGTAGGTGTAGCCACGGGCGTTGCTGTTGCCTCGCTGCTGCTCGGGTGTCGCATGCTTGGGCGTGACTGGTGCCGCTGGCTTGTGTCGTGGCGGCCGGATTGGCATGCGCTCTACTCGGTTGGTGGCTCGCTCTTGGCGGGCTGGCTGGGTTGGGATGTCGTTGTCGCGCGCTCGGTCAAGAGGCGGACACGCTCAGCTGCAACCATCAGCCACTTGGCTGCTCGCGTTCGTCGGCCAGCGCATCCAGTGCAGGCCATCAGCCTTCTACCCGCTTGGCGGCGGCGCGATCGTAATAACCGCGCACCTTCTCTACGCCGAGAAAACCAACGGCTCCACCGGCGAACGTGGCCATGCTCTGCGGTAGGCCCATCCATTCAAGGAGGGGCACCAACGACAGCGTGACCAGTCCGCAGAGCGCGCCTTCCAGGTACATCTGGCGGCGTGTGCCGCCGCCGTACATCACCCGCAGAACAGCGATACCGACCGATAGGCCAGCGGCGTAGAGCTGCGGCTGATGCATGACCAGCCAGGCAATCATTGCGGCCCACAGACCGGGATCCTTCTCAGGCATGTTTGGCATCTCGATTCCTCCCTTTGGGGGAGTGCAATAGGTTCGGCTCCAACGGCACTCCCGGCTCGATGCGATGGGCGTGGTGGAGCCGAAAACGAAAAAGCCCCGGCAAATGCCGAGGCTCAATGAGTTGCAGAAAGCAAAAAGCCCGTCGCGGGGACGGGCTTTGCACGCGGAAAAACCGCAAAGTAACTGAAATCTATAGTCAGTCCCCGGGCCTGTCAAGCAGCTTCACGACGAACATCGAGTGCGCCATCAATCCAGGCAATGCCGGCTTTCCAGAGTTGTCGCGTCTTCTCCTCCCCGAAGCCCATCTTCTTGCCCACATCGATCAGCGCCTTGTCGCGTGCGGTGTAGTACTTCATCAGCACCTTGCCGCATTCCGGGTAGCGCTTCAGCAGACGCCCCATCAAGCCGTCAATCATCAGCGCATCGTCGTCGGTGATCATTGGCGTGTGCAGGGTGTTCTCCCGGGACGCACAGCACGACACACCGGAGCCCAGCACGACCCAACGGCCCCAATGCTCCAGCAGATCCTCAGCAGTGCGCTCGGTGAAGCTCTTCGTTCTCGCCATGATCAATCCCCTTTGAAGGACGAGCCACCAGGCCCGCGACGGTTGATGTGTTGGTACTGGGCCACAACGCCGTCAACCGCAGGAGGCAACGCTGCGATGTGGCGCTCATGACGGATCAGCATGCCGAGCTGAACGACCAGGTCATCCACTGGCAGCGGCTCCAGCGTTTCGGCGTGCACAAGGCCAGAGGCATGGCAACCGATGCAGTCGAGTTGGTAAAACACGCCTTTGACCAGCCCTTTACCAGCACAGGATGGGCAGTCGGTGAGCGGGATCTGGCGACGCACAAAGGCGGGGCCGTGTGTTCTTTTATCCATTTTTAAACCTCGCCTTTTATGGTTTCGTGATTTGGCTAGAAGCCGCGCCATTCAAGGCATCTGCGGCATTCTGCGAATTTCCGTTTCTAGTCATGGTCGAGCGGTGAATCAGGCTGAAGCCTTTCCCGTCTAACCATTCGTGCCACTTGCCCAGGGCTTCGCGCTTGAGCAATTCGGCGGATGTGTGGATGTAGGTCTGCACGTTGCGGGTCAGCGTGTGGTTCACCAGCATCTCGCCAATGAGGAAGTCCACGCCGAGGTCAGTCCACCCGGTGCGGGCCACCTTGCGCAGGTCGTGGCTTGTCCACTCGCCCTGCCCCAACCGGGTGAACACGGCACACGCCTGGCTGTCGCTGAGGCACCCACCGCCACGCGCAGGGAAGACGAATGCGCCCTTGTAGCCCTTCGCTGCCTGCCAGTCCCGGTACCGCTCCAGCAGCGCGCAGACCTGATGCGTCAGCGGTAGCCGGTGCTCGCAGCGGGTCTTGGTGTTCTCGGCCGGGATGAACCACTCGCCCTGCTCGCCCAAGGTCAGGTGCGCCCACCGAGCCATCCGGGTTTCTCCGACCCGCGTACCGTGGCAGAGCATCATCAGCGCCAGCATGCAGTCCTGCGGCTCCCGGTCGAACCCGGCGGCCAAGTCCCCGATCACATCCTCAAGCTGGACGGCGCGCAACCGGGAAGGCTTGGGCTGGATCTTCGCCTTGGTGAAGTCGGTGAACTTGAAGCCGGCAATCGGGTTGGAGCTGATCATGCGCAGCTTCTCGGCCTGCCGGAACGCCACCACCAGCACGCCCCACATCAGGCGCACGTATGACAGCGAGAACTCGGCCTGCATCGGCCACATCAGCTGCTTGTCCAGGGTGAAGCGGTCGACCTCCTCCACCACCAGGTCACCGAGCCGCGGCTTCAGGTGGCAGGCGATGATCGAGGTGTTGGTTGATCGGCGCTTGGCCGACAGGCTGCGGTCAACGGCTTGGCGCGCGGTGAACCAGTCGAGCAACTGGCCGACCGTCTGCAGCGTGCCGGCGGCGGCCGAGGCCTTCGGGTCAGCAGCCAGGCGCTCGCGGATCTTCGGCAGCGCATTGATCAGTCCTTTGACCGGAAGCTGAGGGAAGCCAGCGATCTTCTCCCACTTCTTGCCGACCACCAGGTGCCACGTACCGCGCTCGCGGTTCTTGTGGAAGCGGAAGTAAACGCCCGGGTAACGCGCGTCCCGCAGGTCACGGATATCGGTGTTAGCCGATTGCCGGCGGATCTCAGCATCCGAAAAAGTGGTCAGTAGGCTTTGGGTCATGCAGCCACCACTGTGGGAGCGAGCATCAGGTAGGCCCGAATCTGCTCCATCGCGTCAAAGTGCCCGCGACAGACGATCGCCAGATAACCCTGATCATTCAGCTTACGCAGCCGTTCCTGCTGACTGACCGACACCGCAGCATCGTTCGGAGGTGTTGCCTTGAATTCGATGTAAAGACCGAAGTAGCCACCGCGTGCCATGCTCAGCACTAGATCAGGAATTCCGGCCTTCACGCCCTGGGCTTTCAACTTCGCCGCCACGGCTTTGACGCGGTGTCCGCCGTTTGGAACGTGATAGATCAGGTCGAAAGCCGCCGGATACCTCAGCGACAGCTCGCGCATCAGGGCGGCCTGCTCCAAGCCCTCCCGGTCGACCGGTTTGGCGCGGGTCTTGGTGCGTGCCGCATTGGAAGTCACGCGCATACCCGCTCCCCCGTTCTGATGTCGACCACTTCGCAAGTGGAAGGCCACATCGAGTGCCCATAACGAAGGGCAGCCTCGGAAGTCGCGAAGAGCGCCACGGCCCGATCCGGCTCAGATGTCAGATCCCACTTGTACCCACAGCTGTGCACGGCGTACCGGAATTCAGCGGGATTGGTGGGAGCGAGGTATGGGTTAGGCATGACGAGCGCTCCCTGATCGCAGTGCACGTAGTTCGGCAAGCGCTCTGTTTCCGATCTCAGGCGTACGGCGGCCATCAACTCGGGCGGGCAATGCCAGCGGCATCTTTTGGAGAGGTAACCCATCGATCAAACGGCGCACGGTGATCACGTAGTTGCGCTCAAACAGCTTGCGCGCCAGCGAGGTTTCAAGGCGGTTCAGACTCTCGAAACCCGACTCCTTGGCCGTGTGCCAAATCGCATCGTGCGACCAGTTCGCCTGGCCGGCCATCGACGGATGGACATTGCGGCACGCTTCGCGAAATGCCGTTTCGAGCGGTGGAAGGCCGAGCATTTCCGGTGTTGGTTGGCAAAGATTGATGAATTTGCCGACACTCGGCGCGAAGTCAGAGCCAAGCTTCCGGCACTGCTCGATGCCGAAGCGAATCTGCTCGACCTTCGTGATTTTTTCGGCCATGAAAGCCTTGGTCCATGTGACTTTCGCGGCGTTGACGGCCTCGTTATCAGGCCACGCCTGCTTCCAGGCCGGGAAGATTGCCATCAGCTCGCGGAACAGCGCGTTGATGACCTGCACGGTACCGGCATCCGCTTTCACTGGCGCGACTTCAGCCGACGCCACGTTGGGCAACATTTGCAGAACACTCGAAACGGACTTCATCACAGACCTCCCAGGTCATCACCCCAACTGGTGTCATTGAAATCAGGCTCCTGCCCCCGGCCTGCTGCCTGCACTCGCTCACGCTTCACCCACTGAACCAGGCGGTAGCACCAGCCGGAGCCGGAATCGAGAGTGTTTGGCTTGGCGCAGTGGAAGCCCTTGAACTTACGAACCGCTTCGTCAGGGACACAGTCATCCGGAAGCCCCGCAATGGCGATCTGATCCGACAACGCTTTCTCGTTGGGCACCCAGGTGGCGAACATGGCGAAGCGCTGGCGATCATCCTGCGGCTCGATGGCGGTGCTGCTCTGTTCGGCGACAGCGGCATCAATCTCGCGCTGCTGCAGCTGCTCTTCGGTTAATTGATGGTTAAGTGACGGATTGGGTGCAGCCGCTGCACCCCGTTCCGTCGTAGGTTGCACCCCGTTCTGCTGTGGATTGCACCCCGTGCCGTCATCTGCACCCCGTTCTGTACGGGGTGCAGCATTTGCACCCCGCAGTAGTTGAAGGTCGTAAACGACTGGGCGGCGGTCGTGGCGATCAATGTGAACAGCGGCGATCGCTTGGTTGCCCTTCTGGATCAGTCCAGACTTCTCCAAGTCATCCAGCTTGTAACGCACGGTGCGCTCGGAAAGGCCGGTGTCCTGAGCCAGCGTGGTAGCCGACGGGAACGCGCCAGCGCCATTCGACCCGGCATAGTTGGCCAGGCACAGCAGCACGTGCCGGGCACTGGCATCCTTGAGAACTTGCGTGGGCAAAGACAACGCCCATGACATTGCTTGAACGCTCACAGCGAGGCTCCGATATTCAATTCGGCCAAACGGGCAAGGCCCTTTGGGGTAACGAGAGGATCGAAAGCGGCACGGTCAGCACCGGTTTCTGAGTCAGGCTTGAGAGCAGTGACTTTGTGGACCATGAGTCCGGAGGTGATGCGTGGTTGGTAGGCAGTCCAGCGGCCGGAACCTTGGCGGCGAAATATCCACCGGTTTTGCTGCATCCAGGCGAAGAGCTTCGAAGGTTTGAGCTGCAGATGCTTGGCAGCGTCGGTGATGCAGATCGCGCCGCCAGCGGCTGCCAGACGGTTGATGGCTGCAACCTTCGGCGCCTGATCGAGGATGACCAGACGCAGGGTCTGGTTGTCCTTCGCCTGATCAGCAGCAGCCTGAAGCGCCTCCGCGTAGGTGCCTGGGATCTGGAACTGGCCCGCTTGGGCTTCCAGCTCCTGCCAGCGATCAATGATCCGGGCACGTAGCTCGACGCTGTAACCGGACACAACAACCAACGTGTCGCGCTGTGACAGCAGGAACTCTCGGTACACCTGCCCGTTCTGCGGGTGCACGTAGGGGGTGTCGTTTGAAGAAACGACACCCTTCGCAACCAGTGCACGGATGGTTTTCAGCACGTTGTCGTGAGAGCTGCCGATCAGTTCGGCGATCTCGCGTGACGACATGTGTCGCGACACGTTTTGAGATTGAGCAAAACGTGTCGCAGGAATTGGGGTATTGCCGGGGGTGGCGTTCGTGCTCATACTGGCCCCTCAAGTTTGTTGTTTGAAGAAGCCGGTCTAGCCACCGGCTTTTTTTCGTCTGCGATTTTTTTACTGTATGGATGCACATATGTGCCGCAGCACTACTTCGCTTCGCGTAGAGGGCTGATAATTCCCACCATCAGATGCCAGCGCCGTAAGCCTTGTCTGGGTAGAGATCTGGTCGGAGTTCGTGGCGGGATACTCCGGTTGCCTCCTCGACTGGAATGACGCGCTCCGCCGGGACGCGTCCCGATGCACACCATCTCTGTACGTTTTGTGGTGTGCAGCCAAGGACGCGAGCGAGGGCCGATTGGCCGCCTGCTGCCTTAGCTGCACGCTCTGCTGCGTTCTGTTCCATAGCGTCCTCGTTAAACTGGTAATTACAACGCAAAGTTACAGACTTTGAAACCCAACTACAAGCGAGAATTGCAATGCTAGCTACAACTTCCAGTTGTATGCTCACGTCCATGACTACTACCTCCTCTCGAATCGCGGCAGCCCGCGAAGCCAAGGGCCTCAACCAATCCGAGCTGGCTCGCAAAGTCGATGTCAGTCCCCAGTCAGTTCAGGCCTGGGAGTCAGCGCGTACGGTCCCGAGAAATCCAAAGATCAAACAGCTGAGCGAGGTGCTGGGTGTTTCTGTTGCCTACCTCATGGGCGAAACCGGCCCGCTTGAGACTCAAAGCCGCACGGCTGATAGCTCGTTAAAGGCGATCGAAACCTGGGACGATGAAACCCCGCTTGCTGACGATGAGGTCTATGTCCCCTTCCTAAAAGAAGTAGAACTGGCAGCAGGGACTGGGCGTTTTGCGATTGAAGAAAGCGACAGCGCAAGACTTCGCTTCTTCAAAAAAGACCTGCGCCACAACGGCGTTCAGTTCAGCAATGCCAAATGTGTAGTGGTAAGCGGCAACAGCATGATGCCGGTGCTACGTGATGGCGCCACCGTTGGCATCAACATAGGGAAAAACTCACTCGGCGATATCGTCGATGGCGAGATGTACGCGGTAAACCATAACGGCCAGCTCCGCGTGAAGCAGGTATATAGAACTCCTACAGGCATTAAGCTGCGCAGCTTCAACCACGAAGAACATCCTGACGAGATCTACACCTTCGAACAGATTCAGGATCAGCAAATCTCGATCCTCGGTCACGTTTTCTGGTGGGCGATGTACTCACGCGCAAACTGATCGCTCCACTACTGACCCAGAGCCCGCCCTAAGCGGGCTTTTTCATGCCTGGAAAAACTCAATCGATGCATTTTTGCAAATTTAATTACAACTCTTGCTTGCGCATTACAATTTTGAGTTGTAGATTTATCTCAACGCCGACCACCTATGGCGCCAGTGCAGCAAAAGGCTCACCGATCTTTAGCGACAACTATTGCCGGATTACCACCGGCCAAGTCTTGAAGGCAGCGATGAACCGGCCTGAACGGTTCAGAGGGTTGGCAACTGACCCGGGCGTGCAGCGTAAAGCGCCGTAAGCAGTTATCCAGCGGGAGAACAAGCCGAAAGGCCCGCGGCTGGAAGAACAACTTGAATGAGCCCGTACCGCGCCAGCAGCGCCGAAGGGACACGGAAAGTTTCACTGATGCGCCTGGCTTACCGGGCGCATTGGGAAATCAACCGAGAGGCACACCAGCATGGAATCAATCATCAAGAGCGGCACATGGATCGGCCATCTCGGCCGTGGGCTTGCTCGCCGAGAACTTCAGTTTTTGCTTTTAGTCGCCCAGGGCCTCACCGCCAAACAGATCGCCCGCTCCCACGACGTCGAGCCCGGAACGGTCGCGAAGCGGATCTCCAACGCCATGTTCAAGCTGGGCGTCCATCGCCAGTCGGCGGCGGTGGCCGAGGCGATGCGGCGGGAAATCATCGTAGGACAGGCAGATGGTCCGAATCCTCAAGGTCCAGTTGGGGAATCAAACGATGGTGTTTTTATCGCTTAAACCACGGCAAGGCATCGCTTCTGCACCTTGGCAACAGGGTGCATCGGGATGCGGACGCCAACCCAGCAGACGCTGGACACCTGCATGCAGCAACACCAGATAACGGCGAGCGCCCGCCAGGATGCCAACGGCGCGACAGTGAGGGTGATCACCATGAAATAGACCATGACCAAAGCCCTCCTAGTGGAGGCACTTTCACCCCCTTTACGTAGGGAGGTCTACGTGAAGACGAAAGCCCGGGTGCAACCGGGCTTTCTTTTGTCCGGCGTTTACCCGCCAGCACTCTCCCCTGCGCCCAACGGCAACCAGCAGGCGGCGCAGAGTGCTGACGAATACACGCAACCCCACCACCGAGGGATCAGCCATGCAAATGCACCCACTGATGCAACAGCGCGTCGATGTTCTGCGCGTACTGATGATTCGCACCCAGGCAGCGCGCGAGACGTTCGCCCGCCTCGCCGGCCTGGTGATGCCGGAGAAGAAGGTGCGCTTCCAGGTGAAGACGGTCGGCAAGGCCTTCCATGTTGTGGATCTGTCCACCGGCAAGACCAAGGCGTTTCGCTGGACCTACAAGGCCGCGCTCGACATGGCGATTCAGTTCGAGGAAAAGGCCAACCGGCCTGCAGGGGGTGAACAGTGATCGGCGTCCCACTCCCACACCCGCGGGACCAACTGATCGACAACCTCAACCAGCAGCTGGACGCGTTCTTCGGCGCTGGCAAGAAGGTCGAGCAGGTTGCACCAGGTGTCAGTGGCGAACGTGAGCTGATGTTCGGCAGCGCCCACGCCGCCAAGCTGCGCGCCGAGCGCGACAAGCTGGCACCGCGCCTCAAGGCCCTGGCAGACAAGGGCATGACCGTCATCGAGGCAGCGAAAGAGATGGGCATGGAAACGAAGCGCGCCCGCCTCATCGCCCGCGAGAACAGCATCAACTTCCCGGGGCCTCAGTGAAGCGAACCATCAACCGTGCGGCCACGCGCCGTCGACAGACCTGGCTGGACTTGCCCGCCAGCGGAATTGAAGAGGTAGGCCATGGCCAAGACTGGAAAAGAGCGATCGGCGAAGGCCGCCGAGAAGCGGATCGAATACGACGAGAAGGAATTGAGGCACCGGTTACGGCTAGGTACCCGGCAGAAGCTTGATGAACTGATGGAATGGAACGGCATCGAGGAGATGAGCGAGGCGGTGCAGAACTTGATTCTGAACGCGCACGCGCTCGGGGCCACACTGTCGTATCAGGCGATTAGTAGTCCGCGCCACAATGTGCAGATAAGCGAAAACGTGGCGCGAAGGTTCGATATAGAGACTCGCCGTGAGATTGCACGCAACTCAGAATGTGAAATTTTTCCACCACAGGTATGATCAAAATGCCCTCGCTGATTTATTGATTCCTAAGCTGTCCGATACGGAATTGATGATCGAACAACCTTGATGGGTGTGTCCAAACAACGTAATCGTGAAATAGTTTCAACAAACTCTTTTAGTGATTCAAAGGCCATATCTTGATATTTCATCGGCCCAACATGCACAGCTACAACACATTCAATGGGAATTGGAATCTCAACGAACGGAATCAACATATCAGATCGCACTCGGTACTGCGCGATATCTACATGTTCAGATCGCTCATCCAATAATAATCGCCACTCTTGCTCTTCTGAAAAACCCGGATGCTTGACACTTGCAATCAACTTCACAAGATCCATATAGCTTTCTGTGCCGATATACTCAATCCGCCCTGCGTAATCTCGAAGGTCTCGTCCCACTGCTCTCAATGCCTCTACCGTAGGCATAAAAAGCCTCGTTTTAGCTTCTTTTTGATCATAAAGGCATCGTGTAAAATGAACATTCCATTTTTCACTATCGATCTCAATTGAGTACGATCCGTAGGATCTCCATTGACTCAGCAAATCTGCAGTTGCGCTGAATGATAATGAATAAATTGGATGACCAGAAAACTTATTTTCCATTAAAGCTTTGAACTGCCCAACTACATAATCGGTCGCCAACTCGGCATAATCTTTGCTTAGCCGATGAAGTAGCTTGCCGTCATTTATATCCTCCAAAACCATACGCGTTGCGTAGGATACCTCTTCCGAATCATTAAGATATCGCATATCGGTAAGGCGCATTTTGTTGAATTCGAGAATAGATTTTATCGCTGCGACGTCAGTGTAATGAAATAGATTCATTTAAGCTCAGTTCCCTCTCCGGCTCCATGCCGGGCCGAACACAAATACCCCACTTCTACGAATCACGCCAGCCGGCGAGGATTACCTATGCAATCAGCAATCGACTTGTTCGCCGGATTCGGCGGATGGACAAAGGGCGGCCGCAACGCCGGCCTGAAGGTTCTCTGGGCTGCAAACCATTGGCCTGAGGCGGTCGAGTGGCACACCCTGAATAATCCGGACACCATCCACGCCTGTCAGGATCTGCACCAGGCGAACTGGGCGGACGTGCCGAAGCACGATGTCATGCTCGCCTCGCCGTGCTGCCAAGGGCACACCAAGGCTCGCGGCAAGGCTGCCGGCAACCCTCAGCACGACAACTCTCGATCAACAGCCTGGGCGCCGGTACAAAACGCCGAGGTCAACCGACCGGAGTTCGCGGTGATCGAGAACGTACCGGAGTTCATGGACTGGATTCTATACCCCGCGTGGGCTGACGCGATGCAGAGGCTGGGCTACGCGCTGGCGCCGCACATCGTGGACTGCGCCGACCTCGGCGTCCCGCAGCATCGCGTGCGCCTATTCATGGTCTGCTCGCGCAGCAAGGCGCCGCTGCACTTGCAACTCCCACGCTATCAGCACGTGCCAGCCCGCGAGATTATCGACTTCGACGCCGGCAAGTGGTCGCCGATCAATAAGCCAGGCCGAGCCGCGTCGACACTGATACGCGTGAAGAATGGACGCGAGCGCTTTGGTGACCGGTTCGTGATGCCCTACTACGGATCAGGATCAGGGCTGACTGGCCGCAGCCTTGACCGCCCGATCGGCACAATAACCACCCTGGATCGCTGGGCAGTTGTCGACGGCGACATGATGCGCATGATCAGTGCCGATGAGGCTATGGCCGCGCAGTCATTCCCGAAGGACACGCTCCGGCCTGACAACCACAAGCTGACCATGCACATGACCGGCAATGCAGTTCCGCCGCTTGCCGGCCAGCGGATCATCGAGGCGCTCAGAGCTGCTGCTTAAATCAGGGTCGCCGCTCTACTCGAATCGATCAGCGGAATAACGCCGGAACCCTGCTGAGACGCGATCCAGCGGCGAGCCAGCTCAACGTCAAATCGCCAGTTGTGCTGTTTGAACAAAGCGATCGCTGTTCCTGAAATTCGGTAATGCGAGCAGTCAGGGCAGGGGATTTCCTCACTATCTGAAGACTGGATGGCTTTGACGTCTTTCCCACAGATGTAACAGGTCATACCCACCTCCATTGGCTGATCGCTGAACTGTAGCTGATCCCTCACCACACTCCAACGCCCGGGCATGCCCCGGCATAGGACGCCCCATGCCCACAGAAAATCGCTAAGCCTATGAAGGTTGAACGCTCGATAGCGACGAATCGTGTCGTTGTAGCTGAGGCTTAGTTTTAAAAAACTCACGAAATGACATTTATGGTGAATGTTGGCTACCATCAGGCTTCCAATTCTTGGAGCTTTTTCCATGTATCAACTCTACATAGGCCCGAAGGCACTAAACTTCCCGAACTCAGACAAGCCAGGCGCATTCAAACTCGCATCAAAACTAAGCGAAAACGTAGTTAATGCAGGCTCCACCGTAACACTTGAGCAATATATTACTGGATATGGTGCAAATTCAGGCTTCAAAATAATATGCTATATATCAGCTAAAATATTTGACGAATCTGAATCGATACTGATAAGTGCTCTACTGCCCCCCGACGATCAAAGCGAAATGCTCAGATGGGGAAGTCAAACAATGCCGATTAGCAACGGCGGGCACTCTCTAACGATGTCAATGATGAAAAATGAGCTTTGGCCAAAACCAGAAGCCATTTTTGATATAAAAGAGAATTTGAATTTCATAATCACTGAAAGAAGCCTTCCTGCCGCACCTTTCACGTACAAACTAAAAATACGTAAAGATGCGAAGCCCGGTCTTCATTTTATAGTGTTTTATATGACCTACTTCAATGGCTCTGAGTGGATCTGCGAAGAAGAGCGTGTATCAATAAAAATTAATAGTACATTTGAGCGCTACAACACACTCATTTCGGCACTCGCAGCAGCTGCGCTAATAGTTACGATAATTCACGATGGTATAGCGCCCGTGATCGAAACATTTCACGATTGGGGAAAAGTGATAGATGCAAGACACCAGAAATAATTTCCTTGCTTAGTTAAATCACCTTCGTCGTATTTCCAGCGGTTAGGTTCCCTCCAAACCGCTCCCCTCCCCCTTCAACGTCAGCCGCTATAGCGGCAAGGACGAAGTCATGCCCAAAGAAAAGTTGATCGGCCCCGTCGAGGTCGTGCGCGATGAAGACGGGTACTGGTTTCACCCGAACATCCCAGACTTCGACGAAGACGCCGAAGCATGGAAAGCGTGGCTCGATGCCCAATGCCTGAAGGTCACCGGCTACCACATGGATTCCGACTTGGAATCCCCTACTGGGAAGGCAACGCGGCTCATTGCCTGGGCTGGGAGCCTGAGACGCCGGCCGGTCACGGCTGGTTCCTGCTCGGAATTTTCGATACGGACGACGGCCCCTATGTGCAGTGGGCACGACGCGAGTCGACGCTATGATCGCCCTCGCCCGGTTTGCCTACGTGTACTGCTACGACATCCCGTGTGGATGCAGAATCAGGAAGTAAGCGGCTCCTCAGGAGGGCGGCCATCAAGAGCAGGCATAGGATCCATATGGACACCTGGAAGTATGGATGTCCATGCGTCGTAGGCCAGCTTTTGACGCAGCACTGCGTCGTCCCAGCGAACGCCTGTTACTTCTTTGGCGACAACCAACATCATCAGGTGATTCGTGGTCGCGTCGAGGTCCAGTAAGTGTTGATGAGCTGTGAATCGAAAATCATCAATGGAGAACATTTCGCAGGCACTTCTGGATAGGACTGGCTCGAAAATTCGAGCCGCTATTCCTGTAAATTCAGTGTGGCACCGATTTCAAATATTGGATACGCGCAGCCATCTGGCTCAGTTGGATTGACTGTCGATCCAACGCTCCCCAGTCGATATTGCCTCCGCGAGTGCACTTCGATAGTCCGGCCAAGGCCCAGGAATATCGGCGACCGTATTCGCGAGGCCGGAAACCTCGCTTTTCTCCAGAACATGCGCCGCAGAAGGCGCCGAGTCATTTGGCTTATCCCAATCAAATTTCAAAAACAGCTGATGCCCGCGATATTTATGCGTGATCGGCCGATCTACGTTGTGTGGCACGACCCTCTCCCGGTCACCAAATAAGATCAAATTCCACTTGTAACGAATTTTGCGAAGAACCTCTATCGGGGCACTTTGCCATTCCCCTCCCCTCCAAAGTCAGCCGCTATAGCGGCAAGGACGAAGTCATGTCTGAAGAAAAGTTTTTGATCATCCAGCCTCTGCCGGTCGAGCGCGATGAGGACGGCTGGTGGTCGCACCCGGACTACCTATCGGAATACGACGATGAGCTGACTGAGGCGCAGTTTCAGGAATGGTGCCTGCGCCACCAGGTTGAAACGAAAGTCTCCTACATGGAAAGCGACGTTCCTTTCGAGGTTTTCGATGCCTACATGGATGACGGCCAGTGCGATTGTTCGGCGTGGGAAATCCAGCAGCCAGCCGAGCCCGGCTGGTTCATCCTGTCGATCCACGATCACGAAGATGGCCCGGTCTGCGTTTGGGGTCGCCGGGCAGTGCCGGTACCGAAACTGCCAGGTTCGCAGGTGAAGTCATGATCTTCGCCCCGCTCTACATGGCCGACCTGATCTACAGGGGCCCGTGGCGATGAACAACTACCAGATTCTGGTCGGTGATTGCCTGGAGCTTCTGCGGCGGATGCCTGACAGCAGCGTCGACAGCGTCGTAACTGACCCGCCGTACGGCCTGTCCTTCATGGGCAAAAAGTGGGACTACGACGTTCCAGCGTCCGAGGTGTGGGTAGAGTGCTTGCGCGTGCTCAAGCCCGGCGGGCACTTGCTAGCCTTCGCCGGGACTCGCACTCAGCACCGCATGGCGGTGCGCATTGAAGATGCCGGTTTCGAGATCCGCGACATGATTGCATGGGTCTATGGATCTGGATTTCCCAAGTCAATGGATGTGAGCAAGGCGATCGACAAGGCTGCCGGTGCTGAGCGTGAAACTGTTGGCCGGAAGAGCGGCAGAGCCGCTTCACCGGTTGCGGACATGCGCGGCGGAAACTACGCAAACAATTCTTCCAGTCGCATTGATACATCCGCTATCACCGCGCCAGCCACCGACGAGGCCGCCCAATGGGAAGGCTGGGGCACTGCTCTGAAACCAGCAATGGAGCCAATTACAGTGGCGCGGAAGCCTTTCCCCGGCACAGTCGCGGCAAACGTCCTCAACCACGGTACAGGGGCACTGAACGTTGAGGCCTGCCGTGTCGGGGTGGTCGACGCGGATTACGCGCGTAACTGCTCTGGTGATCGCATGGCCGCGGGTACTCGACCAGCTGATGCGCAGGGTGTAACCAGTCTTCGCGCTGGTGGGGGTTCAGCGGCAACCGGGCGGTGGCCTGCCAACCTGATCCATGACGGCAGTGCTGAGGTGGTTGCGCTGTTCCCTGCTCAGGCCGGTGCTGCGGCCCCAGTGAAGGGCTCCGAGCCGACAGCCAACGGCTTCAGCGGTCCGGTCAAGTACAGCGGGATGCGCGAACGGGTGCACGGCGCTTTCCACTCTGACAGTGGGAGCGCTGCCCGCTTCTTCTACTGCGCCAAGACCAGCCGCAAAGATCGAAACGAGGGCCTGCTCAGCTCGGACACTCCCGCTGTCGCCAAGGAAGCAACCATGCGCGACTGCGAGACAGCCGAATGGAGTACTCGAAACGGCAACAGCCATCCCACGGTGAAGCCGACTGACCTGATGGCCTACCTGCTGCGCCTGGTGACTCCGGCGGGCGGCATTGCGCTTGACCCATTCATGGGGAGCGGAAGCACCGGCAAGGCCGCAATGCGCGAGGGCTTTCAGTTCATCGGCTGCGAGATCGACGAGCAGTACGCGTCGATCGCACGAGCGCGAATCGAACACGAAATCACCCGCCAGCAGGAGCAGCAAGCCGAATCCGATCAGCTCGATCTGTTCGGCACCGCCTAACCCCTCCTTCAACTCAACAGCCTGCCGATGTACGGCGGGCGAGGAATTCGTATGTCTGCACTGAACCGCTTTCATGAAACCGCGAGCGATGCACTCGAGCAGATCAGCGCCAGTCTGCCGGCCGGCGCCCAGCTCTGCCTGACCATCTACACCCCCGAGAAACCAGAACTCGACATCGTACTGCAGGACCAAGGGCTCGACCTGAACGAGGTGGTTTCCATCCTGCGCCGGCGCGGCCTGAGCATCGACGGCGACAACGCCTACAAGCGCGACCTCCTGGATTCTGTAGTCGGTGCACTGGCGCTCGGGGCGCAGAACAGCAGCCCGCCACCGGCTGGGCACTGGGGCCAGCGCTTCTGGGATATCGGCCGAGAGGAACGCGGGCAGCACGAAGAGCTGGTGGCGGCGCTGAAACTCACCCGCGAGAACCTCCGCGCCTGCCAGACAACCATTCACCTTGCAGGCGGGTTTGATCCGGCCTACGTCGACGACGCTCAGGCCGCGATGGCATTCGCTGACGCAGTGCTGGCGAAGGTCGGCGCATAACCCATCACCACCTTCTGCCGCCACGCGCGGCATGGAGCATTGCATGAATGAGATATTTAACGCATCGCGGCCCAAGGCCGGAGATGGAGGCTAATC